TGCATCGCCGCCGATGGACTGGCTCATGCCGGGGCGTTTGCCAGCCAGCGCGGTTTTGACGTTCGGATGCGCTTTGGCTTGGACAGTGAACCCCTTTGCCTGCTTCGCGTTCCATGATCGCACCTCCACTACGACGCCCTTGGCAACGGTCAGGTTTCTGGCGAACATCAGGCGCACCACGTCTGTCTGTGTCGGCTGGCCCGGAATTGGGGCCTGAACAATGTAGTCATTGCTCCCAGGCTGTCCACCGGGGCCGAAAACCAAGGTATCCATCTGCACATAGCACACCCATCCGAGTTGCTGCGCCAGATAAGTGAGCAAATCCCACTGCGTTTCGTTAGTGGTCAGGTGGACATGATCCACGCTGTAGAAATGCCCGGCTTTGGTGTTCCCCGGCGTCTGGGTGATCTGCGCTTTCAGTCCGTTCTGCTGCGCCAGTTGATCGGCAATCTGAGATGGCGTCAGGTTCTGCCACTTCTGCGGCGTTTTCTGGTCGATGAACCGGCGCGTCAGGTCGCGGCCTGAAAGTGTTATCGTATCGGCCAGCAGATCAATAGCGACTTGATCCACGTCTCCGTAAATCATCGGCGTGAGTTCATCGGATGTCCAGTTCTGCGGATCGGCGGGGAAACCCGCCCTGACTTCGGCCTGCATGGAGGTGTACGCCGCCCACTGAGGCCACGACTGCGCCATCGGATTGCTGCTGGCCGCCAGCACGATCTCGAACTCATCAGCCAGGAACATCGGGTTTGTGGTAACGCTGCACGACACCGGAATCGCCGGCTGGCCGCCCAGCATGACGCACCAGCGCGGAGATCGTATTGCACTCATAGGCCACCATTCGCCACGGATGGAGACGGGATTTGCAGCGTCATGGCCCCAGCAGGAAGATTCGGATCAGACAGTCCGTTGATCTTCGCAATCGACGGCCATAGTGTCGCGTCTCCGTACTGCTGGGCTGCGATGCTTTGCAGATTGCCGCCATTGACTGCCAGCATCTTGGCCGATGCACCGGGTAGCCCTGCCGAAATGTTTGACTGCATGCGCCCCAGCACAGAACCCAGCGCATAGACTGGCTGCGCATTGGCAAAGCCCAGGTTTGCCGTGGTGAGCGACTGGATCGCCTGCGGTGTCGCGCCACTGAACACGCCCGATGTCAGCCCCCGCACATCGGCCACCGCGTTATCGACGCTACCCATCAACTGCTGCACGCGGGTTTGTGCTTGAGAAAGCGGATGCACAATTGCAGCAAGCGCCGATTGAGCAGTGGCCGTTGCCTGCTGAATGAAAGATGTCGCGGCGGCAATCGGGGCCGTGACCGCTTCCACCACGCTGTTGAGAGACTGCACGGCGCTTGACACCGAACCGAGAAGTCCTGTCAGTGTCGAATCGCCGATCAGATTACCCAGGCACGACGCGCTGGCCGTGTCATTGTTCAGCAGGTCGATCAGCGATTCCTGCGGGGCCGATGTCTGCGCGCTTGTGGTGTCGCGCATCACTTCGATTGTGATCGAATAGCGAACATGCCACGGTTGCAGGTAGTTTGCCGAAAAGCGCGAAATCACGCCGACATAGGCGAACTCATCCCATGTGAGCACCACAGCCGCGCCGCCCTGCCTTACAGTGTCCAGATAGCGGGCGCGATCGACGGCGGTTTGCCCAAACAGGATGCCGTCCCACGCGATAGGCGCGGGTTTTGCCCCTAATGAATCAATCACGCGGTCGCCGCCGATCAATTGGTGCACAGCCATTGCTTGCTCACCACCCCATGCGACGGATTGCGGCAGCTCTACATCCTCAAAGGTGATGCTGCTGCCATCATTGGCAGTCAGAATTAATGTGATATCGGCCATTTCAGCGCAGCGCAGACGTAAGAGACGGATTGTTCAAGCCAAGCCCCCACATGATCTGATTCGGGCCTGATGGCGGTTTGGCGGCGGCTGATGCCTGATGTTGCGTCACAACCTCTGCAACTTTTTTGCCGTCCATGTGAATTTGCGTGTGGTGAACGATAGCTTGTTGCGAACGTGGCGGCAACGGCGTGGGCGCGGTTATGTTTTTTGAAACATCTGGGTGCAGTTTTGAAACATCTGGATACAGTTTTGAAACATCTGGATACAGTTTTGAAACATCTGGATACAGTTTTGAAACATCTGGGTGCAGTTTTGAAACATCTGGGTGCAGTTTTGAAACATCTGGGTGCAGTTTTGAAACATCTGGGTGCAGCAGGTCATAAATTCCGCCGCCGATTGCCGCACTCAAATCGAAACTCTTGCCAGAGATGTGCGAAACTGCCCAGTTGATTGCGCCGATGAACAATTTGCCGACGCCGTAACCAAAAGCGGCTGCAATGGTTGTGCCAAGAGCGATAGTAGCTGCGCCAGCCCCCGCAATCGTGGCCCCCATAGAAGCATCCAAAAGACCGACGGATAGGCCGTCAAGTGCCCGCATGATCAAACCTCCGATGCCTTTGGCGATTGCTGGAATCAGTTTTTTCCCGATAGCGCCAGCCGTTGCCTCAGTCCCCATGCCGACAAGTTTCCACGCTGTCATTCCGGCAAAAACGCCTCCTGCGATGCCGCCAAGCGCCTCATAAGGGTGTTTTTCAGAGAATGTGCGCGCTGTCTTGGCTAGAGAAAGTGCAGAACCGAGCAATTTGTTGACTGAATTCGTTGCGCCTGATGTCGCGTTCATCGCAGTAAGCTCGGCGTTCGCTGCAGTCAGCCTTACTTTTGCACCTGGAGAGTTCGCAAGAATCTCATTTTTGATGCCATTTGGGTCTTCAACACTTGCTTGCGCTGCCAAGATGCTGGAAAGTTGCGGCAGAACAGACGAATCCGCAAGGGTCAGAATACCTCGACCGCCCTGTTTTCCAACCGCGCGCAGCACGATGCCTTCGGCTTCGGTAGGCGACATCTTTTCAATGTGCGCATGCACGATTTGCAGTGCTCGCATGGCGTCCACTTTTCCATCTTTTGCAAGATAGGTTAAATGGTTTTGCGCATCAAGCAATCCGAGCTGGTGAAGTGCCTGTGTCTGCGGACTTGATTTGAAGAGCGCAGACCCCAGGGTTTTGGGTTGCAAATTTAGAAAAGCATCTGCAAGCCATGTCCCGGACTTCGTGTTGGTGACGCCCGCACGATTCATTGCCGCTACCATCGCCAAGACGGTGGGCGCAGAAACCCCGATCTGCATCAGCGGCTTCATCGCGTAGGAAGCCTGCCTGGTGAGCTGCTGGATGCTGACATCCGTGCTCAAGCTCGTGTTGATAAACGCTGGCAGCACCTTTTTAATGTCGGACGCGGTGTATGCGCCAGCCATGTGCGCCAGCTCAATGAATGACTTCATCGTCTCATCCATCGGCACGCCTTTGATTGCCGCTTCGTTCGCGGCATAAGGCAAAACCGTGGACTCAATTAAATCTCTATCTTTGGGCGCAAATCCATGCAGAAGAAAATCAGCGCCCAAAAAGCCATGCGCAAAGTCTCCCAGTCCTTTCCCGGTAAAACCATACTGCGAATAAGCGTCCTCGGCGCGAGCCATGAGAACCTTGCTCATAGCGCCCTGCTGCTGCATCGGAATGCCTTGCGCTTGCATGCTTAGCGCAACCGCGTCTTGTAATTTGGCATTCTCATAGACGCCTCCGACCACGACGCCGCCTGTAACTAATGCCGCTCCTTTCGTGGCCTTCCCTACATGGTTCCATATTGGGGAGTTGCGTTCATGCTCCCCTGCGCCATACGCAGGCCCCGTTTCACCACCGTCGCCACCAGAACCGCCACGGTATCCGCCGCCGATGATCGCGCCACGCCCTGCCGCCTTGTTGGCTGCGGCCATATTGCGCGCCAGATCGGCGCTGCTGACAGCCATCGAGTCCAGCACATAGCTGGCGCGGGTCAGCCCTGCGGAAGAATCACCCAGCGCTGTTGCTCCCTCTGCTGCCTTTTTGAGACTTGCGCCGATGTTCAATCCAAGACGCGAAAGATTGCGCACATTGGCTGCGAAGTCCAGCATGGCAGCATTCGCCGCTGTGAGTCGGTCAATGATGCGCAGCAGACCCGGCGTGACGCCATCTTCGAGTGTTGCGGAAACGCTGATTGCGAATGCTTCCATTACCGTCCTTCTTCGATGGTTTTGACGATGGCTTTGCCAGTCACTGTGCCAATGAACGGCATCATGGTTTTGAGCGCAGGTTCAAGCACCGGGCGCGGCGGGATCGTGCGCGTGCCAATCTCCTGATAAAGCAGCACAGGCTCGGAACTTCCAACCACAAAGGCGTGGTTGGTTATGTCTGCGGTGATGCTCTCGCGCATGTCGCCTGTGCGCAGCAGCGGGTTGTCGCCTCCGTCTCCGCCAAGTAACGCGACATTGGCATATCCCAATCGCCTTTTTTGATCCACAGTAGAGTCTGCCAGCAGTTCCCACCCTTGCTGGTAATGGCCTATCCTTTCTTTCGCATCGGCTGTGACGGACAATGCGCCGGCTTTCATGGCGTTTTCCAAGGTCGCGGGAAGCGCCGCCACCGAGCGCTCAAGCGCGCGCGCCAATGCGCCAAATGATTGATAGGTTTTCATTTCCTAGACTGTTCCCATTCCTTCCGTCTCCAGTCGAATTCATGGCCGTCCATCTCGCCAATGGCGATGCAGTAAGCGGTGAGTTCGACTTCGGAGAGGTTAACGGCGACATCCCACGGAACGCCGTTTTTGACAAGCAAAAGAACCTGCCGCAAACCGGCGTCCCGGCTTATTTTTTTGCGCGGTCGGCTTCCTCTTCTGGCTTGCCGCTCCGGAAGTGTTCGCCAATGCCATCATTCAGCGCTTCTAGGCCTTCCTCGTCCAGCTTTTGAATGATAGCCTCCAACTCGCGCTGGTTGGCAAAATTTGCAACATCTCCGTCAATGGCGTACAGATACAGCATGGGGAGCACCATCGCCAGATAGACGCGGTTTTCGGCTTTCTGCCCTAGCATGTCCACAAGGCGATACTGCGCCAGCACGTTAGGTTTCCGCAGCGTCAGCACGCGCCCACGTGCATCAGTCACTTGCACGTCGGCACTCTTTGCATGCACATCAACGACTTTAGCCATTAGGACACCTTCACGCGCTGTGACGCAACAACATCAACGGACTGGCCTACCTTGTCGTCGCCCTTCCATGTGCCCATTTTAGTAGGCACGATCTGCACGCCGGTGTAGTGGTAGGTGTTTACGCTGCCGTCCACCTCGGAGATGCTCTCCACGATGGTGCCGCCAGGGATGGTCGAGCCGTTGGCGTAGAAAGCCGCCTCGAAAGCCGCATAAAAATCATCAAGCTGCGAACTGTTGCGGTCGAATTGCAGTGTGCCTTTCCACCCCTGCGGGAAGATCAAGTGAGTAGGGACACCGTTTATTGGCACGATCTTTTCGGTTTTTGCGACAGGCTCGAAAGAAGCCTCGATCAAATTTATGGTGGAGACTTTGCCGTTTGGCAGCGTCATTTGCAGGCTGTAATCCCTGCCTGTGTTGTATCCATTTAGTGGCATTCTCGGCGCTCCGAAGATTAAAAAACCCGCAAGCAGCAGGCATAAAAAAAGCCGCATCGACGTGCGGCTGTGATATTTGAAATGGCTCAGTTACTGCGGCGAGTTGGATGTAACAGTCACGCTGCCGCCGCCTTCCATGTTCACGACAAAGAAGCGGACGGTGTTAAGATATTTAACCTTCACATCGGCCTGCAAGTATCCAAGAGCCACTCGGGCGTTCGGGTTATTGTTGGCGTCTACCTGCACGCTGAACGCGCGTTGCGCCACGGGGTTGTTCGGGTCCCCAATCCACCCTTGTTGATATTGCGACAGCAGGAATCCGTCGAGTCCGCCCTTGACTTGTTTGCGCAAGTCAGCGGTTTGCGGCTGACCGACAACCGCACCGAGGGACGATTGCGCCAGGCTGAACGCCAGGTAATTCGTCATCTTGGTGTAGGTGTCATCGTTCTGCGTCGGATTGCTGGCCGTGTTCAGTCCGGTGCGTGCCGAGAAATACGGGCCGCCGGGGGAGTTGGCCGCCAGCACGTCGAGCCGGGACGTAAACACCTGCTGAATCTCTGCGCTGCTGTAGGGAATCTGCGTCTGGCTGCGCTGCGTGGCAATCATCGTCGCCAGCGGCTTGTTGAGGTTGCTGTATGGCGGAATCAGCGAGGCGCACTGTGCAGCGCTCCATGTCGCTGGCGAGAGCATGCGCTGCACGCCGTTGAACGAATCGTAGAAATAGCCCCAATCGCCCACCAGCACCTTGATGCCGTAGCCATCCACGCCAGCCGATACCAAAGCCGCAGCGCTGGAGGTGATGCTGGTGCTTGGTGGGTTCGCGGCATGGGCATACGCGCCGATCTGTTCGGCAAACGAGAGAATGCCAGGCCAGTGTGTCGATGTTGTGTGATCCAGCAAGGTAAAGTTACTGGCATTGGAGCCACGCAGCGCATACATGCCGGTGCGCGTGGTGCCGTCTGATCCAAGCATGATCGTATCTGTCACGTTCGATGCGCCGTCCGTGCCGCCCGTCATGGTGTACGCCGTGAGGTTGGGAGTGCCAGTTCCCGCGCCTGCGGCTGCATGTACGATGGCAGACGGGCCGCGAACGCCGTTCTGCCCGTTGTTGACTGCGTTTGCGGCGTTCACATACAGCGCGTTTCCGGAGCCGGTCAGATTGTCGAAGATTTCCGGGGTGTAGCCCGCGCGCTGAATAACCAGCTTGGAGCTGTTCGCGGCGGTGCCGGTAGCAAACTGAGCTGTAATCGTGTTGCCAACGATGCCGGAATACAGGGCGGTTAGCGTCAGCGCTGCGACAGGCGTTGTTTCCGTGTCCATAATAGTCACGGTCGCGGCAACATCGGAGCCGTCCGTCACCCGAACCGCAGCAATCTGTGTCACACCTTCTCCGAAAGCCAGAGCGCAAGCCGTTGCCAGATCATGCGAACGTACCGTCATGTTGCCCAGCGACTGAGCGGCAGTCTGAGGTGATCCGATAACCATCGGCGCATTGACAGGCCCCCACGAGCCGACACCGATCAGTCCGAGAATGCCTGTCGGGATGCCGTTGATAAGGATCGTACGCGGCGGAACGATGTTGACGTATAGATCAGGCGCTTGCGGCAGCGATTGGCCGAATTGATAAACTGGCATGATGATATCCTTTGGTTGTGAATCAGATCAGCGCGCCCGATGGGCTGCTGATGTTGACGATAGGCAGCGTGACTGTAGTAGTCTGCTGCACGTTGGTTGTTGCAAACTCGACTTCATAGCGGAGGTGCCGCGTATAGACGGCCACCTTCTGGATGTTGTCGTCGTCAATCGAGCCTTGGAACCGCAATTCTGCTGCGGTAGTGTCCGGCATTTGGATGCGATACGCCAGACGCAGCGCCGGATCGATCATGGATGCAATCTGCGCCCTCAGCGTGGGCGTGGGTGCCCAAACCGAGACTTGGAACACCTGCCGCTGCCTGCCGACTTCCTGCAACACCGTTGCAGGCTGGGCGAACAGCATGGATGGTGTATCGCCATTCGGAAAAGTGATCGTGTTCGCGCTCGATGTCGCGCCGGGAATCATGGCGGCAATCGCCGTGCATATTGACATGAGCGTGTCCGTCGATTGCACAGCATAGCTGGCCTGCACGTTTCCCTGCTGCACGCTGACAGCCTGCGGCGTGGTGATCGTGCCGGTGATCATGATCGTCATGCCGGATACGCTGGCCTGTAGCTGCGTCTCAACGATGTCAACTGTCTGCCATGTAGGCTGCATCTGCGTCACGGAGCGGCTGATGGCCGTGGCAAATACCGAGACTTGCGCGATCCCTGCCTGCATGTCTACATCAAGCTGTTGCGGCTGAGGCCAGCCGGGAAAAATGCGCACATCGGATGTCACAGCCGAGGGCTGGCCGGTTCCGTCCGGGTATAGCGTCTGCGCCACCGCGGATGCAATAGCGTTTTGCACGTCAGTTAAATCTGCCATATCAGGATTCCAATACTTCAACCAGCGCCTGCGTACCCAGCAAGCCAGATGAAACACTCACCACCTGATAGCGCAATCCGTTTTCGTCGGTAACGATATCCCGATGCTGAACGATCCCGTCCGGCAGGTAGAAATTGCAAGCGTAGAAGGCACGCAGCGATGCATCGCCCGGCAAATTGGCTTGCGGCCTGCCGGTATCCTTTTTGATGTTCAGCGCGCCAGGGATACCCTGCGCATAAACCACCGGCGCGGGAGATGCAAGTGCGGAATAGGACTGCAAACCAGCCGCCGTGTTTTTAGGCTGGCGGGAAAACGTCAGCGTTTGCGTACAACGCAAGGCCAGCGGGATCATCAGCGCATCCAGGCCGACTACGCAATATGTATCTTGTCCCACCAGATAATCGCCAACCTGCAACTGAGCTACGGGCGCGATGATCTGCCAGAAAAGCTGATTCTGCTGAGTTTGCGCGGCCCAAGAACCCGGCTTCATTCCGCCATTTAGGGTGAATGCGCATGGTATTCGCCCTATCGCATACACCGGGCTGATCGGGTTGCTGATAACCGCACCAGGCCTATACTGCGTGTACATCGATCCGACCGCGCTCGCGGCTCTTTGCAGGCCGTAGGCGATCTTGGATTGCAGCAATGCGCCGTTCATCACACCACCATCTGAACGGTGTTGCCGCCGTCAAACTGTGGGCCGGGTGGTACACCGAGAAAATCGCACAACCGGAGACGCCATGAGGTGAACAAGCGTTCGCGATCGCGCTGCTCGTTCGCATTGTGTACCCACGGGCCTGCCGATGCGGTGTCAAGATTGGCGGACGCGCCAACGATGGCCGTTTCCATCGTAGTGAGGTTTGCCAGATAGGTGTTCACCACCACCGCGCCCTCGTTCGC